AATGCGTCTGATGATACGGCGTAAAGGCTATTTGAACCATTCCCAACTTGAGCAAAACCATAATATTCTTTGTTGGATAGATAGAAATTTGGATAGACGGCTGTTGAGCTGTTTGTTGGCGATATGTTTGTTGTGTTGTGTTCCATTGTACCCAAAAATGTATTGGAGCCCGTTGTGTTTGAATTCCGTGCTTCTGTTGGCAAGATTGCTCTAATAAAAAATTGTTGGTTATTACCAAAATATCCATAACCTAGATTTCCAGAATAAAAATTCAAACTAGAAGATTGATGACCAATAGGTAAATTAGAAACTAAAATACTTCTTGAAAACTCTCCGCCCCAGGATGAATTTATTTGCATCCCATCGTTATACCAACCTCTAAACAATCCATACAAATAATCTGCTTCTGCACGATCTTGAACAGTTGAATTGAGAGATCCATTGAATGTTCCTGTTCCATCGATAGTTCCACCATTTACAGCGAGTGTTGTTCCGTTCCAGTTGATATTGCTTGTGCTATTTCCAAAATAGAATTTAGCTTTGTTTGAATCTGAATCGTCTACTCCCAAAATAAATCCATTAGCGGCACCAGCGTTAGCAAAATCACCCGATGCAATACCTGATCGAATTTCTACATCACCCGTACCGTCGGCAACATCAAGCACAATAGATTTGGATGTGATGGTTCCTGCGGTAAGTTTTGATACAGAAAGATCGTTAATCTTCGCGTTTGTGATCGCTAAATCAGCGATTTTATTCGCTGTAATTGTTAAGTTTGTAATCTCATTTGCGGTGATTGTTGCAGAGGCAATATTCGTAGCAGTGATAGTACCACTTGCGATTTTTCCACCCGTGATCGTGGCATCTGCTATTTGCGTTGCAGTAATGGTTGCGTTTGCAATTTGAGTTGAGGTAATCGTTGCGTTTACGATGTTACTTGCAGAAATAGTATTGTTTGCAATTTGACCTCCTGTAATTCCAGCTGTTCCGCTCAACTGAGTGGTTGTAATGGTCGCATTTTGAATCTGTGTGGCAGTAATTGTGTTGTTAGCAAGCTGTGAACCTGTAATGCCGGCAGATCCTGAGATTTGTGTTGTTGTAATGGTCGCGTTTGCTATTTGACCGGCTGTAATTGAGTTTGCTTGGATTTGTAATCCATTTACTTGCTCTACGTCCCAAACAGAAGAATAGGTACCTGACGCATTGATACCGACCAAGAATTTACCGGCCGTTGTTGGAACGGAAGGAATACCCACAAGTGTTGTAGGAGATCCTGAATCCCAAATAATGTAAGCATTTGAAGTATTACTATCCGTAATCGTATATTCGGTTCCGTTATAAACCACCTTTGCTCCAGACCACGCGACTTTGCCTGCTATTGGAGAGTTATTTGTAAATGTTCCAGCCGACAACACAAACAATGGCAAGGTGGTCTTTTTTGCCGTTACGGCTCCATCTGAAAGTTGAGTCGCGGTAAGTGTTGCGCTTGTGATGTTGCTTGCGGTGATCGTGTTGTTTGCAATCTGCGATCCCGTTATTCCGGCCGTGCCTGAAATTTGGCTTGTTGTGATTGTTCCGTTCGCAATTTGTGTAGCAGTAACAGTATTATTAGCCATCTGCGACCCTGTAATTCCTGCTGTACCGCTAATCTGTGAGCTGGTAATCGTTCCATTAGCGATTTGTGTTGCGGTAATGGTGTTATTCGCGAGTTGAGATCCGGTGATACCCGCCGTAGCACTAATTTGAGTTCCCGTGATCGTAGCGTTTTGAATGTTCGTTGCTGTAATCGTTCCACTCGCGATATCTGATCCAGTGATCGTTGCGTCCTGAATATTGCCGGATGTAATCGTACCTGCGGCAATATTACTTCCGGCAATCGTCGCGGAAGCAATTTGAGAACTTGTAATCGTCGCGTTTTGAATATTAGAAGCGGTAATCGTTTGTGCGGCGATCTGTGTTCCTGTAATACCCGCTGAATTGCTGATTTGTGTTGTTGTAATCGTGGCATTGGCAATTTGAGAAGCTGTGATTGTTGCCGCTTGAATATTTGTCGCAGAAATGGTAGCCGAAGCAATCTGTGACCCTGTGATGGTGGCAGATTGGATCTGCTCACCATGAATCTGTGGCATGTCCCATGTTTTAAGGAACGTACCACTATTATTCATACCAACAAGCCAAGATGTTGACACGGTTGGAACAGATGATGAGCCCGACAATTCGGTTGGAGCCGTTGAATCCCAAACGATATATCGTGACGATGTATTGTTATCCGTAATCGTATAAGCCGTTCCATTGTAATAAACAATCGCAGAACTCCAAGCAACTCTTCCTGCGCTAGGAGAGTTATTTGTAAATGTTCCGGTCATGATAAATACAGGAACGTTTGTTTTATCTGGAGAAACGGCAGAAGCGGCAATTTTAGCCCCATTGATAGTCAAGTTTGCAATTTCAGTCGCCGTGATGGTAAGAGCGGTTATGTTTGTCGCGGTAATTGTTCCTGATGCGATTTGTGTACCAGTGATTGTTGAGGCAGCAATGTTTGATGCCACAATCGTTCCTGATGCAATCTGTGTTGTTGTAATGGTTCCTGAAATGATGTTTGATGCCGCGATAGTAGCAGCGGCAATGTTTGTACCAGTGATCGTTCCATTTGCTATCTGCGTTCCAGTGATTGTTGCGTTAGCAATCTGGCTTGCTGTAATGGTCGCGTTAGCAATCTTTGATGCGGTAATTGTTGCATCTACGATGTTTGAAGCTGCGATGGTGGCTGCAGCAATGTCTGATCCAGTAATAGTCGCATCTTGGATATTCCCTGATGTAATGGTACCGGCGGCAATGTTTCCACCCGTAATAGTAGCGGTAGCTATTTTTCCACCCGTAATAGTAGCGGTAGCTATTTTTCCACCCGTAATAGTAGCGTCTACGATGTTTGATGCTGCAATGGTAGCAGCTGCTATATTGCCTCCTGTGATCGTTCCGCTTGCAATATCTGTACCTGTAATTGTCGCATCTTGGATATTTGTTGATGTAATAGTCCCAGATGCAATATTTGTGCCTGTAATAGTCGCGTTTGCAATTTGCGTCGCTGTAATCGTGGCGTTTGCAATTTTAGCGGCTGTAATGGTCGCATTGGCTATTTCTGTTGCCGTAATTGTAGCGGCTGTAATGTTTGTAGCGGTAATCGTCGCGTTTGCGATTTTCGCACCTGTAATTGACGCGGTTTGTAGATATGTACCGTTGATACTTGAACCGGCCTGCAAACCTGACAAAATAACGTTCCCTGTAAGAGAAATATTTGTGAAAGCGGCTGAACCGGACGCATCAATGCGCGCTGGAGCAACCGATCTGTTTGCGAATGTAGAACCCGCCCAAAAACGTACATTGTTCGCGAAACCAAATGTGTAACCGATGTTAACGGTTCCTGACGCAAATGTATAAAGATAAGCCGCTCCACTTGTGACACCTGATGTTCCTGTTCCGGATGCAGCGTTAGACCCAATATCAATTTTGAATTGATTTGGATATGCAGAATCAAACTTTACCTCCCAAATAACCGTCGATGAGCCAGGAGTCCCTGATGTTGTGGATGAACCCTCATAACGCACAATGTATGTTGCGTTTCCATCTACCGATCCTTTATAAACACGCTGATAGCTTCTATCCGCGGCGTTTATGTGTATACCAGGAATCGGAGGGTTAGAACCTGACAAAGATGTGAAAGTAGAACTGCCGGAACCAAATGTTAAATACCCATTAGAACTAACGAACACGCTTGTATAAGACGCTCCATTAAAATAAACGGTAAATGGAAGGTCTACTTGAATGTTTGCATCATCAGCGTTCGCGTTTTGAATCATCGTAAGCCCTGTTGTTCCGTTCAAACTAACCGCTCGAGATGAAATAGTGGACGTAACCGTATCAACAGATGAACTCAATCCAAAACTATTCGCCACATCGCGAATATAGTTTGAACCAATATCAAACCCTCCGATTGAACCCGTAGTTGCTGATATTGATCCTGTTATTGTTAATGCACCAGTGGCAACATTATATAAAAATTTTGTAACATCACCGGCAGAACCTATATAAACCCCCTGTGATGATAGGTACCATCCAGCATTTGTCGAATCTGTAAAACTTGTTTTTCCTGATTTAATATATCCACTTGTAGATACATCAATTGTATTAACAGATAGATTCTTAATTTTTGAAGCGTCAATCGAACCAACTCCAAATTGTTGATTTGTTTCAATTATTTCGTCATCAATTGAGCCTGGAATAAAAACACGTTCGCCCCACTCATTCAGGCCTAATTGTTCTTGAAGTGATGTTTTTAATCTGGCAATTGACGACATAGTTATAATTTACTATCAACCCCCGTCAACGCTGTGAAACCGTAAAATTCAAACGGTGGATTTTTACTTATTTCTTTTCCTTCAAATTCTATGAAGTGTCCTGTTATTTTTTTATCAAATGTTGTTATTACTTCCTTTAATTGACCAATATCAGTAAATGGCATGACAACTTCATTGTTTTTATTCCAAACACGAAATCTAAATGTAAGTTGTTGTGCTTCTTTGCAATAAGCAACTAATTTAATAATAGATTTTTCTACACTCGGATCTCCGAAATGATATGCTTTAGTTCTGAAATGAGCCAGAATGGCGTTTCCATCGTCTGTATAAACTGGTGAATTATCTGTATACTTTGATTTTACATGCACCATTCCATCAGACGCGCCTAAATAGAGAAAATCTTCATCAGAAGATGTATAACGTGCTAGTGATGTAATGTGATCATAAAGTTCTCTCCATCTCCAGTATCCAAGTTCTGAATCAAATATTGCCAAACAATTATTATAAGCAAGTCCGTTTGCTTCTGTATCACCAAGATATAAATAATATTCTCGCCCAACAACCGCAGATCTCCATGCCGACGGCGTTGAGTTTTTTATAAGTTCTGAAATATCATTTGCAATTGGCGTTGGACGACCACCAGTAGAAATCCAAACATTGTCTTTATTCGCCCAAATAATGTTTGATCCAAGATTCTGAACTGTCGATCCGTTAATACATCCTATATCACACATCTTTGTCATTGAATCTTGATCGTAAATATATGTAGAAAATTCAGTAAATACTGCCAATTTATCCCAATTTGACCCAAGACCTGTTATGTCTTCGCTAAAATCTACATCGATATAATCAGAAGACGGAGTCCATGTTATAGCACCTGCTGTTGGTACGGAAGAAAAAAATACACGATATGGATATGTTGTTCCTGAATATTTACAATTTCCTACATATATTCTATCTCGATAACGTTTAATAAATTTTGCTTGCGGCATGTCAGTTACATTTGTAGAAGTTGAAAAAGTTGTTCCTGTAAGTGACGCGGATGGTAAATAAACTCCATCTGAAGAATCATATCCAACAATAAAACAGTAGCCAATAAAATCTTCCATGAATGTCTTTGAATCCTCATAACCATTATAAGTTGTTCCTACATTGATATCTGTCCATGTTCCAGAATTATTATATTTCAATGTTAAATTTGTTCCCGCCGAATTATTGATAGTGGCAAGAATTTTTTGTATAGATGAAGATTGTCTAAAATTATGCAATCCAGTAATGGGCTTAGACGCTTCTAGCGTTGTACCAACTTTTGAATATCCTAAATCTTTTGTTATTGAACCTTTTTTCCAACCCAAATTTACACCATTGCAGATGGATAATTGTCTGTCATCTAGTAGAAAAGGCGATAATTCAGTAGATGGTGGAATAAGAAAATTGTTAATTTGGATTGGTTGAACTTGCATATCAAATCTTAATCATTTTGAGTTTGCGTTCCACTATCAAAAAATTCATAATAACGCATATTATCTAATATAGGCATTTTATATGTACCAAGCCTTAGTGTAATTGCATCATTAAATTCTTTCATGATAAGTTGATAGTTTTCAAAATTACGTTTACGTTTCTCTATTTTTGCTGAAACAAATAATGTAAATACATCAACAAACGGAACTTCTGTTGTTGAAGAAAAATCAGTAAATCGTGTTAATTTCTTTAGATATTCAACATTGATAGGAAATCCTGCGTAAGTAGAGCTTATTGGACGATCTAATATAAGTTCATTTTCAATTGAAATTGTGTATTTTGTTGGGATACCTAATGAAATATTTTGCCAAACAATACTATCTACTGGAATAATTGATGTAATTGTCGCGGCGGAAATTCCACTAATCGTATTAGTTGTATCGTCTTTTGACGTGTATGAGATTGATAATCCATTAATATATACAGTTCCTGTTGAATTTAATTCATTTGAATTTGTTACAACAATCGATGTGTCGCCAATACCAGCTTGAGTAGCGACTGTTGTGCGAACAACAGATTTTAGTAAATCATCCATTTCATTATTATCAATAAGTTGAAGTGGTGTACTGCCGAATTTAACACTTTTAATTCCTTGAGATATTGCGGGATACTTTAATTCATACGTCAACGAATTAAGTGAATATGTATTTTCGTATTGTATTGCACTTAACGATGTATCGTTTCTGACAAGTTCAAATTTCCAGTCAAAATTTGTAATCGTATCCTGACAATCATTTGCATCATCAATAAGCATTTGTTCTGTGCTGTACTGTCCACCAACTTCAACAGAAGCATCATTACATGCTTGTTTTAATATATTATTTAAAATTGAAACATCGGATGATGAATAATTCACTCCTGTGGAGTATGAACTATATGATGATGTATAAGAATTTTTAAATCGTGCAAACGCGTAACCAGTTGTATTTGTAAGATCTTTATAAAGACTATCTATTCGATCTGAATTGATTGATTGAGTTGCTAAAACTGATTTTGATCCAGATAGTGTTGTTGAACGCGAAAATTCAATCTGATCAAAGTCAAGAATTGTAACTGGAGTATCAGAGTAATGATCTTTTGTTGTATTACTTGCCAAAGTAATTGTTTGTACAGACGGAGCGGTAACTGTATGTATTCTAATAATTTCTGATGTAGAATCACCAAAATTTCCAATCAAAATAATTTTACCGACTGAAATACCTTGAATAGACGCGACATTAATAGACGCTGAACCGGATGCGTAATCATCAACAAGGCGTGTGGTTATTTGATCATCAGTTAGACCAAGATTACTTACAAGAATATTTGAATTATTAATGCGCAAATTAATCATAGAAAATGGTTATATCTATACCGAATCCCATTTTATGAGATTCGGAAAGATGCAAACATTATTTTTTTCTTCCAGATTTCATCTTTTGTTTCATTGTATTTTGCATTTTCTTTGCTTCCATATGTTCCATTGCTTTATCCATTTTCATTTCGTTCATTTCACTTCTTGAACTTGTTTTGTATTTTGCTTTGTTTGCCATATATTAACACTTTTTTCCGCCTTTTTTACTACCTTTTTTCATATTATTCTACTGGAGCTTCTTCTACCGGAGCTTCTTCTACTGGAGCTTCTTCTACCGGAGCTTCTTCTACTGGTGCTTCTTCTACTGAAGTATTTACTACCGCCAAATATTCTTCTTCTGTTGCATCTGCATATCCATCTGCCAAATAATGATCTCGCAATACTTCATCTCCTGTGCGTCCTGACGCATCGAGTTTTACAACGTTGAATGATCCGTCCTCTTTAAGTTGTTTCATGAAAAACATAATTTTTTATTTAAGTGCCTTAAATGGCATCTTTTATGATTGAACATCTCGTGCAAAACGCTCCCAAATCTTTAATACACCAACTCCAAGCAATGCAATACCTTCCGCTGATGGAGCACCTGTATGAAGCATCTCTGCGACAAGTTGGAGTGTTCCGATAAGTGCTGTGACAATGCCTAGCCAAACACCTTTGCTTTTATACCAAGGTTTATTCATATTATTTTCGTGCAAAATATGCACATCCGGTTATATTTTTATAAGTTTTGATGACATCGCATTTTTTACCATTCCACGGATCCACGACAATGTAACTATTCCCGATAAGTGTTGGACGCACTCCGACTACCCAATGTGCGCCATTATTGACATTGAAAATAACAGCTTGATTTGGATCTTTTAGAGCTTGTTTAATTCGTGCATCATCTCTTCCAAATGTTCGCTCTACAAACTTGAATTTATCAAATGATAGATTCTTCCAGATAACGAGTCCGTCTTTTGTATAGAAGTTTACATCTGAGGCTATTTGAGATGGTAAAACCAGATGGCCAAAGTAGTCTGAAAGCATGGAGATCGATGTGGTTGTGCATCCAAATTTCGCTAAAGTTAGCGAAGATTCACCAATTTTTCTATCTCCCCATCTAAAATCACGTTGTGAAAGATAAATCATAGACTATCTTGTAATTTTATTATCAATGAGCAAATCAAGTTTCGTTTCAACTCGAGCCATACGTTCGTTCATTTCAACACTTAATTCAGCACGTTCTTCCTCCATTTCAATATGGTCAATGATTTTTTTATCAAAATCACTGAGTCCTTTTTCAACCGCAACAATTCTTCCATTGAGTCCAAAAAGCCAAAGTACGAAATGTCTTAAAGCAACTCCGATAGCAATAATCGCAGCTGTCAAAACACCAACGGCAGTCTTCTCCCCCAATCCAACATCCATATTACGAGTTCAAAATAGCCAACATGGCTGTATAAGGAGCAATTTGATTATCAAATTGAGTTGTTGCTTCAGTTTTTTGAATATTCAAATTACTAATTTGTTCATTTATATCAGCACGAGTGAGATAACGAGATGATATTGTTTCAATATGAATATTATCTGCATCAATTTTGTAATAATTTGTTCCGTCTCCGTATGGTCCTGGCATATTATTGTGATATACGCACTGCATTTAATGAACAGTGCTTAATAGTTATAACTTCTCCGTTATTATCAGTGGTGCATCGAAGGTCGATATAATCATTTGATACTAATGATATTATACCATTTGATGAGACAACTGACACGTAACTTCCATTTATAAATTTACGTTCCGTATTGATATTTGCTACCGCAGTCCCATTTTTGAAAACTTGCCAATGGGACGAGATGTTATTATTTGTTGTTGAGTAAGAAACACTGAACGAAACCATGTAATTTCCATCTCCTCCTTGTGATACTGTTAGTCTATCTGCCGTTGCATTGGATGTATCAGCCGTCATGAGTTTAAGACCGGTAGATGTTGCAGTAGTCCATCCATAGAAAGTACCTGCGGTTGTTGTTGTAATCGTTGAGCCCGTTTCGTTATCTTCGTAAAGTTGTCCATGAGCTCCCTGAACAAGCGTCTGACGGGCGGAACTATTTGTGTAATAAAGATTTGTGCCGTCATTTTCAATGTCACCGCTAACAGGTGTTGTTTTATTTGCACCTACTGCAAGGTTGATAGGTGAATATGTTGATGTTCCTGCTGCAATTTGAAATCTTGATTTGCTTGCTACTGGATTCAACCCTATTCCAATACATCCACTTGATACGGGAGTAGATGAAACAGCAGATGTTCCATACATCCCAGAACCATAAATGACGTTACCAATATTAAGTTGTCCGCCTGTTGTTGGTGAAGGAGCATCAACAAAGGCCCCTATAATGATCGATCCGACGCTTGTTGTCATGTTGTAGGCAGTCTGCGAACCTATAATCGTATTATTTCCAGATCCAGGTGCTCGCTTAAACATTGCCGCTCCACCAATAATCGTGTCGTAGCTTGCTGCGTTAGTTCCACCAGAACCGAATCCAGCTCCAGCACCAATAATTGTTGTGTAATATGAAGTTGATCCGTAAAATGAAGCATTTTGTCCAATAATAACAGTTCCTTGATAGTTTGTTCCTCCACCACCTGCTGAATGACCCAAAAGAACTGATCCTCCAGATGATCCAACTTGAACATAAGCTCCAACAGCTACGTTCTTTGATCCGCCGGTAGATATACCTGCTGCGGCTCCAAAAATAGTATTTTCTGTTCCAACTGATGTTCCAGCCAAAATACTTTCTCCAGCTCTATATCCCAAAAATGTCGATGTTGTTCCAACATACATTGATCTGCTTCCATCCACAGACATGAATTGGTTTGTTGTATTGATACGTCCTAAGAATCCGACACCTGTTCTGTTTGCATCTGACACGTTATCTGTGAATGTTGTTGTTCCATTTGTTACCGTTCCAACAAGCTTCTGATCCACGTACCACGCTTGGTTTGTGGCTGATCTATATATACGAACATGTGTTACGCGATAATCTGTTGAAACAGGAAGTGTTAATTGTACTTGTGCATGTGTCGCATCAGTAAGTGCATACCATGTGTAATCTCCATTGGGAGAAATCCCAGTATTGAATTGTGTTTCACCAATCGCTGTAACGTATGTGATGTGATAGTAATGACCGCCGGCGTTTATATTTCCTGTTGTTGCAAGAACGGTTGGTAATGGAAATTGATTAGAGTTTGGGGGTTGAACAAATGTAAAATCCATTCCAATATCAGAACGAATAATATCGCTTGCTGTTGTTCCTCGAATATGAAATCGAGCTGTTGGAGCAATGGAAGATGGTCCAATGCTCAAATATTTATTCGTATTGTCCCAATACGTACCGGCCATTGAATCCAGTTTTGTACCATTGAAATATGACGGTGTGTTGTTTGTAAACGATGTATTGTTAGTTCCACCATTTGCAATAGGCAATATTCCAGATACTTCATTTGATAACGATACTGCTCCCCAACTTGGATTTCCAGAGGCATTTCCATGTAATACTGTTGATGTCGTTCCTTGATTAGCAAAATCAGAAGACGCTAAAACGGCGTCTGCCCCCGCCGTTACTAATCCATTTGAATCAAATGTGATTTTTGTTTTTGTAGCACCAACAATACTTAGATTTTTGTCTAATTTTAGATTAAAATATGACATTAAATCTGATTGATTGGTAATTGTTCCAGTAATAGCTCCCCACGCGGCAGATGAGGCACCTGGTATATTTTCTGTTACAGAATCTCCTATTGCAGAACTTGAAACACCTGATCCAGATAAATCAATAGAACTCACGTTTGTCGTAATTGGAATCCCCTCATCTTTGATTGTGATTGGTCGTCCAGACTCACGTTTATTCACGAAAGACATATTAAATTATGACTGGAATTTTTTTGTTTGTATATTTTTCAAATTCTTCTTTTGCAGTACGTAAAGTATCTTCTTTTTCTTTAATCCAATTTTCTTTTGTAGAAACATCACCCTCTCGTTTTGTTACCAATTCCTCTCTTACAGACAAATCATCCTCAATTTTCTGACGTTCATTTTTAATTTGATATAAACTTAAAAGATTTGAATCAATTTCTTCTCCTAATTTTAACAACTCTTCTTCTTTTTCTTTTTTAGATCGTTCAAAAACTTCATTATCTTTAATATGTCTTTCTTCTAAAACTTTCAATTTTTTATTCAAATCTTCAATTTTAATCTCAATATTTTCAGATTCTTTATTTTTTCTATCTACAAAATTCAAATATTCTTTTTTTGTATCTTCTATATCTTTTTTCGCTAAATTTAGTGATAATTCATGTTCTTTCTTTTCTTCATTTAATTTATTTTTATGAACTTCATTTTGTTTTAACAATGAAACC